TTCATCTGCGTCTTTTCTCAGTTTCATGGTTCTCTCCCGTGTGGTGGTGGAAGTGGGGACCGCAGCCCCCACCATTGTTTCTTGATTTGCTAAATCCCAACCTGCAGTTAACTTTTTGCTAGTTGGGATTTTGACACTTGTTCACTCGCAGCTGCGTAGGCCTGTCGCTGGATCGAAGTAGCAAGCGCCACCCTCTTTCTCATCGACAAAGTCATCAGCTTCTGACTGTGGTTCATCTGCTACCTCTTCGGATGTCGCAGCGTTCAAGATGCCATAGCGCTTACCTGCAGCACGGAACGTCGTGCAGCCACTCGAGCCACCATCATATGCAGCCATGTAGACAGCCTTGAACTCTTCCCAAGTCACATCAGCACCGACGTTGCATGTCTTGGAACATGCGCTGTCAACGTAACTTGATGCGAGGTTGAGCACTGCCACATGGTCGAACACAGACAGTTCGTCCGCAGTCTTCCCTTTGACACCGAAGTCACGGTAGCCATAGTCTTCCACCCGCTCTACCCGTGGGCCGTCGAAAGTCTGGATAGTGCGGTCATAGAAGTGGGAGAACACTGGCTCGATGCCCGAGGACACGTTGTCCGCTGACAGACTGATGGTGCCAGTAGGTGCCACAGACAGCAGGTGGCTGTTGCGGATACCGTGAACTGAGATCAACTCACGGATCTCCTCTGGCAGTGTCTTAGCGAAGCCACTTTCGAGGTACAGTGGGTCATAGAGTGGGAATACACCCTTCTCAATCGCGAGATCCACCGAAGCACGGTAGCAGCCATCACGGATGGTGAGCATGATTTTCTCAAGTACATCCATGAAGTAAGTAGAACCAAACTCACAGCCCAGCGCCTCGATGGCGTTTGCTACACCAGTCACACCCAAGCCCATCCGACGTTTGTCTTTGGCTTCCTTCTCCTGTGCTGGCAGTGGGTAGGTTGCACGGTCCACCACGTTGTCCATGGCACGGACTACATGTGGGATGTCATCCGCTAACTTATCAAAGTCGAAGAGGTAACCAGTGCGGTCTGTGTTGTCCTTGATGTACTTAACCAAGTTGAACGACCCGAGCAGACATGCACCATTCGGGGGCAACGGCTGTTCACCACATGGGTTCGTCGCTGCGATTGTCTCACAATACCATAGGTTGTTCTTCTGGTTAATGCGGTCAATGAACAAGATCCCAGGTTCCGCCCAGTCCCAAGTGCACCTAAGTATCTGATCCCAAAGGGCTTTTGCACGCACTGTCTTGTAAACCTGACCACCAAAGACAAGGTCAAAGTCTGTGTCGTTCTTGACAGCTTGCATGAAGGCATCAGTCACACCAACCGAGATATTGAACTGGGTCAACTCGGTGCTGTTGTTCTTCGCTGAGATGAACTCCTCGATGTCTGGGTGGTCCACCCGTAGTACACCCATCTGAGCGCCTCTACGGTGTCCTGCAGATGCAATGGTCTTACATACGGCGTCAAAGATACCCATGAAGGACATTGGGCCACTGGAGCGGCTCTCTAGGCTCTTAATGAGAGCACCGCGTGGGCGTAGGGTGCTGAAGTCATACCCAATGCCCCCACCCATCTGCATGGTCTTTGCTGCGTTGTGTGCAGCTGACATGATGCCTTCCATGCTGTCCTCGATAGTCATGGACACAAAGCAGTTGTAAGGCGTCACACGTCGAGGTGCACCCATGGCAGACTGCACACGACCAGCTGGTAGGAAGCGCTGGGTGTACAGGATCTTCTTGAGTGACTCAAAGTGTTCATCACTGTCCTTCAGAGCGTCAGCCACACGGGCCATAGCTTCGGTAAAGGTCTCACCCTTCGAGCGGTACTTCATAGCGTGGATCTCTTCGGAGATGGAGATCTTTGGACCGTAGTCCTTGTCAGATGAGTTGCGGATCATGCGTCTTCTTTCAATTGGTTTTCAATACGGGAAATGGTGCGGTCCAAGTACCAGCGGCACTTCTTGAGATCCTCTAGGGGGCGACCCTTCTTGGGCCACCGCCATAGGTACTTGAACGCTGTCTGCCAAACGTGGGCAGTGTGGGGGTCAACATTTACGCCATTGGACATTGCAGCCATTGCGTCGATGCACTCGATCTCACCATTGTTGTAGTGGGGTGGACTGTTGACGAGGTCAGACTGTTGCATTGGGTGGTGTCCATAGCTTGAGTGTTGATGTGGTTTGGTCCCAGTCCTCGTAGCGGAGGATGCGGGCCAGACGTGCTTGGGTCAGTGCCTCATCGTGAGACATCCCCTTGTCGGCATAGGCCTTGGCCACGGTCTGCCAAGTAGGACGACTGCCTAAGATCTTCTCTGCAGTCTTAGGGCCGACACCAGACAGGCCAGCGTAACCATCAGTGGTATCCCCAGTGAGGGACTGTAGTAGCCACTGGTAGTCTGCTTGCTCTTGGGTGACAGTCAGTCGCTCACCACTGACGGGACGGTAGAGACGACACGGGAGTGTCTTCATGTCCTTGTCGTCACTGATGATGATCGAGTTGTTGTCAGGTGCAGTACCGAGGATACCCATGACATCATCAGCCTCGAGGAAGGCCTCTGTGTGGGTCTCATAGGTGTCTCTGGCCCACTGGACCAAGGCCTTGTAGCCTACGGGTTTGCGTACGTTCTTGCGGTTACCCTTGTAGGCTGGGTAGATCTCTTTGCGGAAGTTGTCTCGGTCAGAGATGCAGAGGATGAAGTCTACAGTCTCAAACTCTTCGCACCAGTTCTGGATGTTGTCTTGGAAGATACTCTTGGCGACCTTCAGATCACTTGACAGCGACCATACGTCATCACCCCAGTAGACTTCTTCTTCAGCCACTGCACAGGCACGGTAGAGATAGAGGTCTGCATCAATTAGCAGTGTCGGGTTCAAAGACTTCTCTAAGGACATTGTCGAGTTCTCCTTTCATTTCAATTCCAAGTTCTGTGATGAGCCACTTGTCGCCCCACTCATCAGCACCAAGACTGGTTGTGATGAAGCCTTCTGAGGCGGCTATAGCAATCAGGACTGCACCATCCCGAGAGAAGCGGGAGCCAACCTTGAATGGTTGACGCCACGCCCTGTCGAGAGTGATGTAGAGGCCAATTGCAGTGCTGATAGATGGGTCGAGGTCAGTGAGTGTCAGCCCAATTTCTTCCCAGTTTATACTCGGCGGCGATGGGGATCTTTGTGTTGAAAGAAACGCCGCTTTGCTCCGCCATTCGTCCAGCGATATTACCGACATTGTGTCCTACCTCTTCAGTTCTACAGGCGATCTGGATCTCGTCGTGAATCCAGCCAACGATGTAGGCATCGCCTTGGTGTTGCTTTGTGATTTCGTGATCTACCAACTCGACCCACTTCTTGCAGAGAACCGCACCACTGCCTTGGAGCAGCTGTGAGAGACCATTGTGGGCAGAGCGGAGGTAGAGGTGTCGGCCATCAAGACCTTTGAGGTAGCCACGCTTGGCGGCTCTCTCGATGTTTGACCTGAGCACCCCAAAGGCTGGGATACCTGTTTCAAACGCCTTCTTTAGTTTTGCACCTTCGGCTGAACTACCACCAGCGATCTGCCCAATGAGAGCAGCGCCAGCACCATACATGGTCGCATAGATGAACGTTTTGGCTTGGGATCTCGTAGCCAAACCAGCGGCCTTTTGGTTGTAACTGTGTATGTCACCTTCCAAGATCTGACGGGCATACTCACCTCCATCAGCAAGGTAGTGAGCAAGGCATCGCAACTCGAGACCACTCAAGTCAGAGCCACAGAGATACCAACCGTCTGGAACCCCAAACAGGCTGCGGCACTCCTTGCCATATGGTGCACCCACTGAGGGCACCTGTGCTAAGTTGGGGCCTCGGTGTGACGCACGACCACTGATAGTAGATCCAGAGATGATCGTGTGTCTGATGCGTCCGTCGTGACCATCGACCTTCTTGAGCCAAGCGCCAGACCCTTCAGCCAACATGCCGATGCGCTTGTTGATCAAGAACAGTTCGGCAAGTCGTTTGGCTTCGGGGTAGTCCAAGGCTGATAGCACCTCGTCATCGATCTGGGCCTGACCATTGGCAGTCCAGACCTGAGGCTTCCAAGCGTACTTCTCAACGAGGCACTTTTGGATGTGCTGTCGAGAGGACGGGTTGAAAGCCACAGTGCGCTTCTTGATGAACACCTCGCCCTTCACGTAGCCTCTGGTCTTGTTGTTGACCTTTGGTATGAACTCTTCTTCCAAGTCCCACGGGGGAAACAGTTCGTTGAGTTCTTCAGTGAGTGACGCCCTGCGCTGGGCCAAGGTGCTATAGAGAGCCGCAGCACCCTTGGTGTCGAAGGTCCACCCATTGTTACCAATACGGAAACAGATCTCAGCAAGTGAATGCTCTAGGTCGATACTCTCCTGAGAGAAACCAGCGGCCATGAACTTCTTGTAGATCGTCAGGGTGACGTTGGTATCTTGGATGCAGTAGTCGAGCATCTCTTGACTGAAGGTCTCCCAGCCACCTGTGTAGTCGCCCTTGAGGTTACCGACACGGAGACCCCATGCCGCCAGAGAGTGAGACCCCCAGAGACGCTTGGGGAATGCACCAGTAGCACTACGGAAGGCCCCGTCAGCATCCTCTTGCATGATGTTTGCTTTGACCAGACGACTTAGAACGAGAGTGTCGGTGATCTTTGCTGAGGTAGTGAACTCTGGGTATAGTAAGGCAATTGCAGGGAAGTCATACGCAATCACGTTGTGGCCTATGATTTCGTCAGCGACTGAGAGCAACTCGAGACCCTGATCGATCTGATCTGGGCCAAACGAGCGGACCTCATTGGTCTCGACATTACGAAACACCATGCAGTGGATGGTGCTGATGGTGTCTAGTAGCCCGTTGCTCTCAATGTCCCAGATCCAACGGCCACCCGTCAACGGTTGTCACCAGAGCCACCGAGAGTTCCACGCTCCTGACGCGACAGTAGCTTCTCGAGGTTCATCGCTGCGACATCGTTGAGTGTCAGGCCGAGGTCACGGGACAGGCTTGAGATGTACCAGAGGACATCCCCAAGTTCAGCCCCGAGGTCAGCACGTTGCTGGTCTGTGATCTTACTGTCGCCATCAAACCGCACGTCATTGTCACGGATCAGTTTCTTTAGCTTCCCGAGGACTTCACCAGCCTCATTGGCTAGGCCCAGCGCTGGATAGATGACCTTCCACTTGTAGATAGCTGTGGTAGCTGCATCCGCTTGGTATTCGTTCATGGTGTAGTTATGCATGGGGCTTTTCCTTTGGGAGTGATGTCGAGCGTAAGACACGCTGAGAGCGTCCTGAGAGGCCACGACGGGTGCCAATGATTTCCACTTGGTTAGTGTCCACCAGACGCTTGTAGCGGGCGGTCACTGATGAGTAGCCGAGGTGCGGGAGGGCCATCCGTATCTGGTCTGAGATGCAGCCTTTGTGGCCAAACCCAGTGATGATATTGAGGACGATTGTCTCCAACTCTGTGATGTCGATGGAGGCGTAGGCATCCGCACTGGTCTCAGCAAAGGCCAAGTTCATTTGTTCACCCATGGGTGTTCTCCTTGTTTTCGATTTGTTGATGTTCTTAGAAGGGTGATACGTCGTCGGCATCGATGAGCCGACCTGTGTCCCTGTTGTACTGGAGTGACCCAGCAAACCCGACTTCACCTGTGAAGCGGTTCTTGAGTACGACCAGTTCTCTACGACCCGACGTTGGATCTTCAGCGTCCACCTGTAGTCCGAGACAGAAGTCACTCAGCTGGGCTATGGAGTGGGACGATCTCAGTTGAGACAGCTGGACCTTGGCACCACCTTCGTGACCTGCGTCAGACTGTGGACGCTTGAGGTGGCTCACGATGAACAGACTGATGCCCAACTCTTGGACAACACTGGTTCTCAGGTGTGTGATGATGTCATCTACTAGCCGTCTCTCGTCAGTCACTTTACCTGTGAGGCCAGAGACTAGGATCGAGATGTGGTCTAGGAAGATGATGTCACAGCCCAGCGCCTTGTTCATGTACCTGATGCGGTTGCTGATGATATCCATGGCTGTCGAACCAAAGTGGTCAAACAGATAGAAGCGACCATAGTCAGGCCCCATCAGATCGTCATAAGCTGCCTCAACTTCTTCTTGAGTAGCTGCATCAGGATCAATGGTGATGTTCTTGGACATGTGGAGACCCACGATACCTTGAGCAGACCTCTTGGGTGTCTCCTCGAGCATCAGCATGCCCACGTTCTGACCCTGCTTGAGAAAGCCATAGGCCAACTCACGAACCAGAGTGGACTTGCCCACCCCAGATCCCGCAGCGATTGTCGTCAGTGTGGACTTCTGGACGCCCTTGGTGATCTCGTTCAGACGCTTGAACGGGTAGGTGATAGCCGACATGGCATCTACCTCAGAGATGACATCACGCATATCTACAGCACTGATGATCCCATCGGGTCTGAAGGGGGCAGCTTGGAAGATAGCAGTGATGATGTCACCAGAGGCACCATTGAGTAGGCACTCGTTTGCATCCTTGTATGGCAGACTGGCGATCTTCACCTTGCCAATAGGTAGAACCTCAGCAGCCGCTACAGCAGCAGCACGGCCAGCGTCATCCATGTCAAACATCAGGATGATCTCTTCGAAGTTGCTCAAGTACTCCCAAGCATCAAGTAGAGCCTTGGGAGCACTCTGTGCGCCATTCTGTAGGGATACTGTAGGCCACCTGTGCCCTTGGATCTGACTGACAGTCATACAGTCGATCTCACCCTCGGTGATCACGATCTTCTTGCCGTTGGACCAGAGGTGAGACCCAAATAGGGAGGCCTTCTTAGGCTCACCTGTCCAAGGGAACTTCTTGTCCTTGGTCCTTAGCTTCTGGGCTACAGCATGACCATTGGCATCCCTGTAGGAGGCGACATGGACAGGCTGACCATTACTTCTGGACAGCATGTAGCCAAACTTCCTGCAGGTCTCCTCAGTCAGCTTGCGACTAGGGATGGCGTGGTATTCACCATTGAGTAGACCTGAGGGGGCCTTGGGGGCGTTG